CCTCGAAGGTCCCGCCGAGCATGGTCATGCCGGCGAATTCCTTCTGCCCGAGGGCGTTGCTCATCATCGACAGGCCGAGCGCATTGGTCGCCGACATGATCCACACGCCAGTCGTCAGCGAGTTGTTCGCTGCGATGAATGCAGCCATCACGGCTCGCACATCGGCACGCACCGCGTCCGCATCTCGGCCCGACGACGCCCTCGCGCTTGCGCCGTTGGTGACCGACGCCGGACGAACGGTATCTGCACCGGCATTGGTCGGATCGATGAACGCCAGATCCTGCGTCTCGACCAGCGCAGCCTTGAGCGCGTCGCGAACGACCGCTTCCGAACTCGGATTCGAGCTGCGGATGTTCTCTTCGGTCAGCACGGCGATGTTGGCGACCTTGAGGCGGCCGAGAACGCTGCGCTTGAAGTCGAACGACGTCAGCGGCTTGGGCTTGCCTTCGCCGACCCAGTAGCCCTGACCGCCGCCGGTCTGAAGGATAACGGGCTCGTCGAAGCCGATCTTCCGGAGTTCCGGAATGCCGTTGGTCCCGAACTTGCCGAGAATGGTGGCGGGACGAAGGAACTCGGCGAAGTCGACGAAAGCGGCGCCCTCGGGGCTGTGAAGTGCAGCGGCCCAGCTGCCGGGCTGGTTCGAACCGGCTGCGACTGCGGCCTTGATCGTGCCGACGACGTCGCTGTCGGCGCCATACATGCGCTGCGCCACGTCCATCACCGGCTCGGAATCGAGGCGCGAGACGGCGCGGGCCTTGGCATAGCGCGCGAAGGCGATGCCGGGAGCGAGCTTGGGCTGCGCCTTGACCTGGGTCACGCCGCCGCGCTGTGCTGCAGCGGCCGACGGGTCACGCACGTCCTCGATCGGCTTTGCCGTCTTGGCAATGGTGCGCTCGGCGGTGCGCAGGCGATCGAGGTGCTTGTCGATAGCGACGACGTCTGCGGAATGGCCGTCATATTCTTCCGACTGCGACGCGTCGAGCGTGGCGCCATCGGTGGCGGCCTTGGTCATGATCGCGTCCATGGCACCGACGACCGAGGCGCGCTTCGCCTCATACGCGGTGATCTGTTCAGCAAATTTGGTCACTTCAAATCCTTCGAATGGTGTTGATGACGAATGGCTTCGCCCGGTCGCGGGCGGGGTCATCCAGCTTCACCACGCGAACCGATTTGCCGACCGCGGCAGGTTCTGGGTTGGCGGGAATCTCGGGGTCGGGAACGCCGGCTTCCTTGCGCACGGCGGCGTCGATTGACTTGATCTGGCTGATGATGGCATCGCTGTTCGCGGGGATCGTGACCGCGCTCAGCTCGTAAACCTCGGTCTCCGTGTACCGGATGCCACCGTTGTCCATGTAGCTGTACTCGATCGGCCGGAAGCCGATGCTGACCGCACGGACCAGGCCGAGCTTGATCGAGTGCCACGCCTCGTCGAGGCGGTCCTTCAGCGTGCCGGGCTCATCCAGCTTGGCGACCGTGGCCTCGAACACGATCCCCTTGGCGGTCGGCTTCTCGAAGGTCACACTGCCGATCGGCTGGTCATGCTTATGCTGCCACAGCAGGGAGATCGGATTGGCGAACTTGACGCCGAGCGGCTCGATGATGTCGCCGACGCGGTCAACGCTGGGCGACGTGGCGATGCCCCGGATAATGCGGGCGTCGTCGTCAGCCGACTTGATGGTCAGCACACTGAATGCGCGGTTCTGCATGAGGAGGCCTTTCAGAGGAACATGACCTGCAGCCCGGCGCCTGCGGCTTCCGGGTTGCGGGTCATCAGCATCACCGCGTTCAAGGCGGCGACGAGGGGATCGATCTTCGCCTTGCCGGCGACCTGCTTTGTAATGAGCACCGCGTTTCCGCGCTGCTCCGCCTTCGCGTTGCCGACGCACCAAGCCATGAGCTCTTGCCCGCCATGGATCAGCGTGCCGTCCTTAAGCTTGCGCTCCATGCCCCAGACAGCGGCCGAAAGCCGGAAACCCTGGCTGACGGCGAGCATCTGCTCGGCAGTGAACCCGCGGCCGGCGAGTTCGTCGACCAGCGCGGTGACGCCTTGAGGATCGAGGCCGATCGCTGCCTGCTCAGGGAAGAGCCCGGCGTCTTTCACCTGTTCGAGCAGGTCAGCGACTTCGATCAGATCCTGTGTTGGCGCCTCGCAGCGCACCAGCGTCTTTTCGCCGATGAAGTCGGTGAGCCGGCTGGCAATATCCTTCCGACGATCGAAAACGTCCTGCTGCGCCCAAGCCTTGCACCAAAGGATCCACTGCTTCGTTACCTTGTGCCGACCCAGCAGTGCCAGGCCGAGCAGATCGTCGAGGCCGCCACCATCGATTCCGGCAACTACGACTTCGCAGATATCGAGGAAGGATCCGAACGAGCCGTCCCATAGGCTCGCCTCGGCTTTTGCTGCCTGCCAATACAGCGAGCCGATCCATGCATCGTGGCGCAGGCCGATGCCGATCTCGACATTCAGGTGCTTCGCGTAAAACACAGCGCGAGGTCCATCCTCGCCGTGGTCAGCCTCGGCCGCTTTCTCCTCAAGCCAGTCCTGTGTGACCGAGCGCCCCATGTTCGGGTTGGTAATGAAGAAGTTTTCGCGCTTCAGGTGATCACCGTCCGAGACCATCTCCTCGGGGTATTCGTACAGGACCGGCAGCTTTCGCGGGTCCACGATCTTTCCATCCCGGACGTCACGGAAGTAGTTGAGCTTCTGCTTGAACACGCCCGCGGGTGGCTTGTCCGACTGCGTCGTAAGATAGATCGTGTACCCTTCGGGGCGGCTCACCTGGCCGCCGGTGGCTTCCTTTAACATTGAGTCGGCGTTTGCCATTTCGCCGAATAGCCAGAGCTCATCCACCAGCACGCGGCTGGCCTTCTTGCCCGCCACCGTGCCGCTATCTGCCGCAACGATCTTGAGCGTGGATTTCATCTCGCGATGCGTGATGAGCTTCAGGTGCTCCTGATGCTTCAGGAGATCCGTCAACTCTTCATCGGCATCGATCATTCCCATGGCCGGTGCGAAGCTGTTGGCCGCAACCTCCTTTGTCGGCGCCAGGATCAGGTTCTCGTCGTAAGACCGGAAGCCGCAGGCCAGCTCCGTGAGCATGATGCCGGCAGCCGGCGTCGACTTCGTGTTCTTCTTGCTGATCAGCAGCATGTACTCGGTGATCAGCTGCCGATTGGTGTCAGGGTCGAAGGCACCGAACACGGCCGCAGCGAAGTCGAGCAGCCATTCGTCGCTTGCTTCACCGAACGTCGGCTGCCCAGGCAGGTCGACGATCTTGAGCGAGGTAAAGACGGCCATTTTGGCCTCGGCCGACGCCGGGAAGAGGGGCGAGAACGGGATCAGTGATCGTCGGTCGCAGATCCGACGCTTCCAATCCAAGCATGCGGTCGACCAGGTTGGCTGGGCCAACTTACGGCTTCACCACACTGAGGGCTGGCGTCCCGACGGGCCGAAACCGGCTACCGCCCGCCACCTCTCGTGCGCGATCCTGCGCCGCAGCCTTTTTGCCCTGCGGCGCGGAAGCCTCATTGATCGTCTTAAACGCGGTGGCGAGCTCCTTCAGGGTTTTCGCCCGGCCACCAAGGCTAATTGCGCCGAGCATGCCGTCGCGGCGACGGCCATCGCGATCCTCAGCGGTGATCTCCTCGATCATCTCCTCGAGTTTGCCGGCGTGCGTTGTCGTCGCATCCAGCTCGTCCAGCATCCGCGACACCAACCCGCGTCCGCGCTCAGCGATCGCGGCAGCATCCGGCACCGGCTCGCGCTCGACTGCCGCCGAAGGCCGGGGAGGTGGCGAAGTACGCACTTTGCGTACCCTGCGTACCACTCTCACCCACTTTTCGGTCTTGGCGCGCTTCCGAATAGCGCCTTCCGAAATTGCGTGCCGGTCAGCTATTTCTCGAATGGAATCTTCGCCGGCCAAGTATTCAAGCTCGATGCGCGTCCAGTCGAAAGATGATTTTCGGGTTGCCATGACGCGGCACCTCCGGCCGAAAAGTACGCACCTCAAAACGTGAGGAAGAAAAAAAATGCGCGTGAGAGCCTATGGGGTCCAGCAGGGCGTGCCCTGCCGATAGTTCGACCCTCCCCCCCGGGGGTGGGGCGGCGTGGTCAGTGTCGTTGGGCGCGCTCAGCGCGCTGCTTGCGGCTGTTATGG